GGTATCAGAAGGTACCGAAGGTAATGAGGCTATGTTCCAAGAGTTTATGGCTAGCATTGCTACCGTAGGTACTCTGGCTGGTGTCCTAAACGATGCTGGTAGACTTCTGGCTTACGCTGGTCGCAGGTCTGATGATGTTAAGACTGTACTCAATGGTGCATTGGCTAAGGACGACGCTGTAGCAGGCGCTAGCAACCCCGCTGCGTTTACCGAGTCCTTGGGTACCCCAGAGTACATGAGGCCCTCTACGCGCCTTCCTGCTGAGTCTACGGCCCTATTTGATTTGAATATAGAATCTAAAGCACTTCAGGATGCAATGGACATTCGTGTTGCTTCCGGTCAGTCTATCGACGATGAAGCCTTTGCAACCTTTGCTGTGGACATCGCAACCAAGAAGAAAGAACTGGCTATAACTACTGGTCAAAAGCGTTACATTGACGCTCAGATTAGTCGTGATGAACTAGAGAACGTTTACCTTACTGAAACCTTTGGTACTGCCAAGGGAGCCGCCTACACGTCTAAGGTAGCGGCTCAAAAGGCTGCTGACCTTATGGGTGGAGCAGATGTTGTTACTGCCTCCAATGGGCAAGGATTCCTTATCTCTAAAAGAACTAACCTACCCACGGGTATGTTTTTTAAAGGAGCTACTCCTGAGTCTATTTATAAAGATTTGAGTCTATTCCGTACTACTAATACTGATGAACTTGGTGAGGGTCTCTTTACCAAATACGTCTTCTCACCTTTGTCTCAGACCACTGGAAACCTTAATGGTATCCTTAAGCAAGGTGAGGCTGCTCGTGCCAGAGCACAAGAGATATTCCGTAAGAGCTACGAACCTCTGCTTAGGGCAGTAGGTAAGGACGGTGTTAAGAGTGTACAGAATGTCATTATGGATATTCGTGATGGCTCTCGTTCTCATCTGCGTAAATGGCCTACCCAAGCAGAGTTTCAAGGTGCATTCTTTCAGATCAACAAACGTCTTCCTACTGACAAAGAGAAAGAACTCTATGCTGCTACGGTAAGCCGTATAGACGTGGATTGGTACCTTACTGCTGACATACACTTCAAACGTGAAGTAGCTATGGGTGTAGAAATTTATATACAAGACGGTATTGAGGTTGCTGGTGTCAAGGCTTCTAAAGAAGCATTTAGAGACGCTAAAGTATGGAATGCTGATCTTAAGAAGTATGTCAATGTTTCTGATCTTCCTGAGGATGCACAGCTTATTCGTCTAGCAGAGCCTATGGACTTTGGTGGTGCTCTTCATGATCTTATTGCTACTGCCAAACCTAAGACTCGTGCACTAAAGCATACTGATGTTCTCGGGTACAATCCCGGTGGTACCCGTAGGTATGAACCTAATCGTACTAACTTCATTGTCAAGCAGAACCAAGAAACCCCTATGGCTGATGGACGTATCTTTACTGGTCGTCCCACTGCAATCATGGCTGCAAAGACACAGAAAGAAGCAGAGAAAGCTGTTTTTCAAATTAACACGATCATTGAAAAAGTAAACGAAGTCGTATCCCCTCGTGCTGGTAAGGCTGGTGCCTTCACCTACTCTAAGGATGAGTACTACCGTGTGGTGGCTTCTCAGTACAAGAACAAAGAACTCAATAGCATTATTGCAAATGTATCAGACTGGAACCCAAACGTTCACAGTGTAGAAACACTTGTCCAGTTCTTTGATGATATGAAGCTTGATCTTCGTAAAAAGATTGACTATGCTGAAGATGGTAAGCCACTAATTGATGGTGATACTTTTGTTGGTGACTTGACTTTTAGAGACGTTATGAATGCCCCCGGTACTCTCAAGCGTGGTAACGTCCGTAAAGATCAGGTTATGCTTGGCTACGGTGGCTCACCTCTGCCTACTGTGCCTGCTATGGAAGCTATTCAGCGTAGCTTTGCTTCTTCTATTGCTAGGTCTACCAGTGCTGCCTACGAGGCTGCTGCTATTCAAGGGCTGATTAAAGCCCTGATTAAAGGTACTGGCACTGGTGGTGCTATGAAGCCTCTGGTTACTTCCAAGACCCTAGAAGAGATTCGTACGCTGCCTCTTCGTCAGAAGGCTAAAGCTCTTGACGGTAAAATCTTTACTAATACTGAAGCAGGTAAGAAACTAGAACTAGAACGTCAAAAGATTCTCTATCGTCTTGAAAGTCAGAGCTACCTTGATGCTGGTTTTGCAGCAGCTAAAGACCGTCTAGCTAATACTCTATACGATAAAGGTTGGACTAAGGCTGCTGGGGCTATGGACGCTATGTCCGCAGAACCTTTCTCTGCTGTACGAGGTATTGTCTTTGATACGTATCTGGGTATGTTTGCCCCTGATCAGCTTTGGGTACAGGCTTCTCAGGTTACTAACATTGTTGCACTATCTAAAGGTCTAAATGGTATTCGTGCTATAGCTGCAATGCCCATTGTTCGTAAGCTTATCATGAATGGTCATGCTGCTCCTACGGCTGCTATGGCAGAGCGTATGGCACCTATGTTGTCGATGACCCCTAAGCAGTTTATTGACATGGTAGACCAACTTAAGATGAGTGGTCGTATTAACGTCGCAGCTAGTCTTGCAGACCTTGGGGAGGACTCTGCTGGTAAGGTAGCCTTTAGGCGTATTCGCGAGGCTGGGCGTGTGTTCTATAACGAAGGTGAACTTGCTGCACGTATCTCTGCACATATCTCTGCGTCTATGGAGCTTGCAGCTAAAGGCGGTCCTACACTAGACCTTACTCTTAACTCTTCTAAGAATTATATCTCCAATCAAGCCGACTTATTTACTAACGCAATGACCTCTACTTCTCGTACTGGCATTGAACAATTGCCAATGATGCAGTTTATGTCCTATTCGATGCGTATGGGTGAGTACCTTTTGGGTAGCACTCTTGGCGGTAAGTCTGCCTTGACTGTCAACCAGAAGATTCGTCTTGCCTCTGTACAACTTGGTCTTTACGGTATGTCTGCTGTACCATTTGCAGGCTATTACCTAGATTGGTTTAACTTTAAATACGGTACCAGCTTAAACGAAAATGACTATATCTCTATCCGTCATGGTGCTATTGACGGTCTGATTGAGTACATGACTGGCGTAGAATCTGAGGTAGGCCGTCGCCTAGCTTGGGGTGAGGGTATGTACAACACCATTAATGATATGGCTACTAACAGCATCGGAGAGACTCTACTAGGGCCGTCTGGTAGCCTTGCTAGTGATGTGCTGTCTGCCACCTCTAAGATGATCTACAACGCAGCTATCGGTGGTACGTCTATGGTAGCAGAAGATTTTATAGATGTTATGCGAACAATCAAGTCTGTAAACCTTGGCTATAACTCTTACATGGCCTTTAAGTATGGAGAGTACCAAACTAAGTCCGGTCGTACTATTACAGGTGAATTGGATGGTTCAGATGCTGCGGCTATCGCACTGGGTATTCCATTGTCTAAAGTCAACGATGTTTGGCGTAACATTGAAATGCTGAAGAAAGATACTCAGTACTATAAAGACCGTGCTAAACGTATCACAGCAATTGTTCAAGACATGAATTGGGAATACGAACATAATGGTTGGGATACCAAGAAGGCCGACATTCTCCGTAAATCATACGAAACCATTTATGCTATGGAAGGTCTTGATCCTTACGATATTCAACAAATCAATAGATACGTAGATACTTCTGTCTTGACCCTTAGTGAACAGACTGTGCTTAAGATTCTTCGTACTGATGCAGCTAAACGTGAACAGGTAATGAAATAATGTTTGATCCTAAACTCGGTGGTGACTTTGCTTTTAATCGTCCCTCTGGTGGCCAACAGTCTGTAGTTGGTGCCATTGCAGGACTAGCAAGCTCCTTGTTTGCCAAGGACCCTAATGACAAGCCACGAGAGCCTTCTGCTGACGAAAGGTTTGCGGTAGACTTTCAAGATTTTGTAAACAGTAAAGGGGCAGCCTTTAATCTAGATCGTAAGTCTACTCGTGAGTTTGCTTTTAAGTACCCTCAACACCAAGAGAAAATCTTTAGCTACGCTGAGAACCTTGGTGTTATGGTTGCTGATCCAATTGAGCAGACTGTGGACAAGGGCCTAGAGAAGTACGCCAGTGACCCAGAGTTTATTGTTCTAGCTGCTCGTGCCTCTCAGCTTCCTGAGGAACAACGTGAAGCCTTTATGCTTAATGGTATGGCTACTCGTGCCCAAGAAGATGCAGAGATTGCAGCCCTTGAACGTGAGAAAGTTAAGCTTGCTGCTGAAGGAACTCTGAACGAGAAGCGTTGGGATACCATCGGTAACCGTCAACGTGAATACGCTAACAACATTGTCTCCACTATCCTTCAACCTATCCTTCAGAATGTCTCTAATGGTATTGTAGAAGAGCTTAGTCCAGAAGAAATGGCTATGCTCGGTGTACGCTATAATAAGATCGACATGAATAACATTGGTGCTGTCCTAGCCGATACTCGTGCGCACCTTGTTAATGCTAACCGTGAGTCCTATTTTAAGGCTTATGGTGAAGATCTTGGTATGCCTCCTAAAGAATGGGAAGAGCGTACTCTAGTAGGTATTGATGCTCTTATCAATACTGCCCAAGCATTCGATACCCCTCAAGAGCGTACTGCCGCTATGAATGCTCTTATCGAAAGTAATGCTATCAGTAAGCTTGATAAAGCTGGTATGGCTACCTCTCTTTGGTTCCTTAAGGAGCTACCACCTGAGCTTACCTCTAGCCTTCTTACCAATGCTGACACTATGAAGCGTATGGCTGGTGTGCTGATGGGTGAGACTAACGAGGTAGACCCTGCCGGTATCCCAGAGCGTGTCTTGGGTATGTCTAAAACTGAGGCTGAGAAAGCTGCTAAAGAAGCTGTAGATGTTATCAGTAAAGGCGGTTCTAACCCTACGATGTTCTCTGTGTTTGCAGAAGCGGCTAAGCGTAGTGGCTTTGGTGTGGTAGACTCGAATACCTTTAAAACTCTAATGTCTAACTCTGTTGACTGGATTAAGAAAGAGTCTGCTTCTAATCCTGAAGTCAAGGCTAAGATGCAGGATTGGTTTATGTCTGACATCAATCAGACCATCACCGCTATTCGTCGTAGGCTTCCTCCTGATGCAGCTTTAAGCTATCAGAATGGTAAATTTACCCTTATTCGTCAGAGCACAGAAAAGAACACTGACGTAATCATGAGTGCTGGAGTTATTATTCCAGTAGAAGAGCATGCTCGTATGGGTCTACCTGAGGGTCTATCAGTCGATGGGCTTAACGAGAAGCTTGGTAGTCTTAAGGTTCTAGGCGCTACTGGTCAAGAGGTCATTGACGCTATTGTTGGTCCTGAGCTTAACCCTGCTGGTGTAGAACAGCCTAACATCACCCGTAGTGATAAGGGCGGTACTGGTACAGGCTTTGTAGGTGTATCAGAAGCTGGTGCAGGATATACTGTTGTAGAAACTGCCGATGGCACATTTGAGCGTCGTACTGGTACTAGGGCTTGGCGTAACAATAACCCCGGTAATATCGAGTATGGAGAGTTTGCTAAATCTCGTGGTTCAATAGGTACTGACGGACGTTTTGCAGTTTTTGCAACCTACGAAGATGGACGTAACGCTAAACGCAGTCTTCTCTGGGATACTAAAGGATACGCTGGTAAAACTATTGCAGAAGCAATCAATCGTTACGCGCCACCTTCAGAGAATAATACAAATGCTTATATAGCGCAGGTGGCGGCTTCACTAGGTGTTCCAGCAACTACGTCAATGGCGTCTCTTAATCCGGGTCAACGGGAAATTATGCTGGATGCTATGGAACGTATTGAAGGGTTTAGGCCCGGCCAGATCAATGGTGTAGACGCTCCTACCCGTGAGCCAAGTATTAGGGGTAACGTGGTTACTCCAATAACAGAGTCACCTTTTAATGATACTCCTACCAGTACCCCTAGGCCCGACGCTACAATGGCCTCAGGAGCGCCGGAGAGGCGGCCTACAGGGCCTCTAGCACCTCTGGCTACCCCTGCCCTAGAGGAGGATACCAGAGCCTATCTAGAGAGCATTGGAGCGCTTAAGGAGCAAGCTAAACAGACCGTAGCCAACAAGCCTATGGATGCAGATGTGAAGGCTTTGATCGAACAACTGACAGCAGCATTAGAGGGAAAGTAAATGCAGTCGCTAAAGAGTTCACTAAACATCGTCAAGAAGGTCGTAGTTCCTTCTGGACCACCTACCAAAATTAGTAACCTAGACCTTATCAAGGAGAGTGAAGGACTACGGCTTACAGCCTATCTGCCTACACCTAACGATAGGTGGACTATCGGCTATGGTCATACAAAGACAGCTAAACAGGGTATGGTTATTACTGCTGCTAAAGCAGAAGAACTTCTCCGTCAAGACGTTGCTTGGGTAGAGAAGGTTATTCTTGATACTGTAAAAGTAGACATCAACCAGAACCAGTTTGATGCTTTGGGTTCATTGATCTTTAACATTGGTGGCACAGCATTCAAGAGTAGCTCTGTTCTTCGCAGGTTGAACTCTGGGGACTACCAAGGTGCTGCTGATGCTTTTCTTATGTGGACCAAGCAAAAGAACAAGACTACAGGCAAGATGGATACTCTGAAAGGTTTGGTTATTCGTAGAAATAAGGAGAGGGATTTGTTTCTAAAATGAGTCAACAAGAAAAAGAAAACTGGATTAATAAAGCCCTACAGATCGCAATGGTAGGACTACTTAGTTGGAACGTTATTACAACTCATCAACTTAGTGTGTCTATGGCCGTACTCAAAGAAAAGGTGGATAGAATTGAAACAGTCCTTTCCTACTAAATTACTCAACTTTATTCTAGACGTGCTTATGCTTGTAGTTCCTTTCTTGGAACTTACAGAGCTTATCGCTATTATACCCCCCGAGTACTTGCCAGTATACATGCTTTGTTCTGTACTGGCTCGTCGTGCCATGCGTACGCTGGAGGAATACCTCGCCAGCAAAGGGATAGAGTAATGGAGTGGCTTATCGGTATCGGAGTATTTATCTTTGGCTTACTTATGGCTTACTTGAAAGGCGTCAGTAGTAACAAGAATAAAGAGAAGATAGAAGATCTTCAAGAAGATTTGGAGACGATGAAAAGGATCAAGAATGTTGAAATCAGCACTACCCTTGACGCTGCTACTTCTAGGCTGCGCGCCAACGGTGACCTCAGGGACGATTAATCTTTGTAACGATCTACCTTCTGTTTCTTTAAAAGATACAGAGCAAACTATTATTGAGGTAGATAATTTTAATGCCAAGTACAGGGCTGTGTACTGCAACAGCTAAACAATTACACTATAATGGAGGCTATCATTCCTAGTTCTGAAAACTATGTAAGAGACTACAAGCAGGAATACAAAACACAACATGCCTCCAAGGCTGCTAAGAAGAAGCGAGCATCCCGCAATGCTGCTCGTGCCATTATGGAGAAGGCTGGTAGAGTTCGTAAGGGCGACGGTAAAGACGTTGATCATAAAAACACAAATGCTAACGATAATTCAAAAGGTAACCTGAGGGTGCAGTCTGCCTCTAAGAATCGCAGTTATCCTCGTAACAAGAATGCAGGAAAGAAGTAATGACTAAGCGACCTAATATTAATACAATTGAAAACTCTGGTGGGACTTCTTTCTTTACTACCCTGAACCAGAACTTTAAAAGTATTCAAGAAAAGTTTGATAATACTCTGTCAATAGATGGCTCTACGCCTAACTCTATGCTGGCAGATATTGATATGAACTCTAATGATATTTTGAATGTAGGCCAAGTTAGTGCGACAGAGCTTACTGTTAATGGGGCATCTGTAACTGCTTCTGTTAATGCTGCTGCGGAGAGTGCAGCTAATGCTGCTCTGAGTGAAGCTGCTGCTGAAGCTAGTGTAGCTGCCGCAGCCCTGTATGCCCCGGCCTACTACAAAGACCCCGCAGCGTTCTTCGCGGCGTCAACCGTCTGGGCCAACAATACGCGCATCAACGCCCGCACGGGCGAGGTCTGGGATATCGTCTCCAGCGGCGAGGACTTCACCCACCCCGCCAGCGGGGACAAGGTGAAGGTGGTGGCGGGCGGGTCAATCTCCGTCTACCCGTCGCAGTTTGCGGCCTATCCGCGCTTTGGCGGAACGACGGGGCGCACCACCTCCACCGACTGTTCGGTGCAGATGCAAAAGGCGTTGGATTGGGTCGCAGCGAAAAATCAGACGGCGGGACTACGGCGGTTCAAGCTGGTCATTGACGATTACTACGCCGCGACCGGCCTGACCTTCGACAGCTATTGCTGGATTGAGCAGACTGTCCCGGCGGCATCGGGCGGCATCATCTGCCCAAACAGCGCGGCTGCGGGATGGGTCATCCAGCAGGCCAACGCCGATATCGTCGGCGCGGTGGTCAAGAACCTGTTCATCAACGGCAACGCCAGCAACCAATCCAACGCAGTGGGCGGTTTCCGCATTGATCTGACCGGAACCACCAACACCGCGACCCTGCGCGATTTCCACATTGAAGGGCTGCAAGTCATCAGCACCTCTGGGCGCGGCATCCATATCGGGGCATTCACGCGCCGCAGCACATTCAACCGCATCCGGTCCTATTTTGCGGGGGAAATCGGTTTTTACTATGCGGCGTCAGACTCCATTCTCTACGATTTTGACGTGTCGCAGTCGGTCGATGACGGCTTTGTGTGGGCCGGCTCTGCGGGGAAAATATTCAACGGTAAGGTGTGGGGCGCAGGTCGCTATGTCGCCGCATCAACATCGCGCGGCTATTCGTGGGAGGCGGGCAACGCGATCATTGCCAACTGCGAGGCGCAAGAGAACGCGGGCTACGGGCACAGCTTTTTCAAATCGGGGCAAACCCTCAAGGGCATCGTTGCAACCGGCCTGACCAGCGACGGGGATAACGTCGGCGCAACCGGAACGCCGGGGATCAATGTGTTCAACATGGCCGGATGCCAAATTCAAGCTTTTGTTGGAAAGTTAAATCCAGCCTTGCTCGGGACGCCCGCTGGCGGCATGAACATCGGCGGGGCCAACACCAAGGGGAACGTCTTTGATCTGACCACAGACGGAATTTCCGGCTTCCCGTGGGTCATCGCATCGGACAGCACCGAAAACGATTTCCGGCACAACGGCGACAAGATCGTCAGCTACACGACCATCGCATCCTCGATCACACCCAACAGCATGTCCGAGGGCGGGTTCTCGGGGACGCTGGCAGCGAACACGACGATCAACAATCCCGCCCGCAAGGTGCGCGGTTTCCGGTTGCGGTTCTGGATCAAACAGGACGCGGCTTCGTCCTATACGGTCACATGGGGCAGCGACTTCATCGTCAACACCCCGCTGAACAGGGCATTGTCGGCCAGCACCTATTTCGAGTTTGTCAGCGACGGCACAAACTGGATCGACGTGAACCCGGCCCCGCGATTGGTGCAGGAGACGGCCACCAGCCGGACCTTGACGCTGGCCGATGCTGGCAAGGTCTTCGACAACTCGGGGGCGAGCGCCCGCGCCGACTTCACGCTGCCTGCGGCCAACACTGCGGCAATCGGGGCGGTATTTGAGTTTATGTGCCTCGATACGGACGGTATCCGGGTGATTGCACCGTCTGGCAACACGATCCGCATCGCCGGGACGGAAAGCGCCAGCTTCGGCAATGCGACGACGACGACCATCGGCAGCACCCTGAAAATCATCCGAGGTAACGCGAACAAGTGGGTTGCGCTGTCATCGTCTGGAACGTGGACCGTTACCTAACCGCCCCCGCCCTGCGCTGTCACGCGGGGCGGAACCACCAGACCAATGAAGTGGAACTCTCGATGACCCCTCCCAAGCTGGACCCCGGAAACCTCCTGACGCTGGGGGCGTTGTGATGACTGACACCGTAAACCAAGACGATTTGGAGCGCCCCTAACAACTAGTCAAATACTACAAACAGAGATAAACTTAGCAAGAAAAGCTGGTGTCTACATCTAAATGAATAAAGCCCTAGGAATTACCTAGGGCTTTTTCTTTATGCAGTCTCTCCGGGTACCTCAAAACATGAAGCATAGATTAAATTAGGGACTGAGGGGGCCTGAGTAGTCAACATCGTCTGGCAGCTTTCCAGAGTTGGGAATGTGTTTTTCCACATGATACCAGTTGGTCCTTCCGATGTCAGCAGAATTGCAATCAATAGAAACATTAGCTTTATCCTTTTCAATCTTGTCAATTAGAATCTGTGCGTAGTGAACTACCTTTTTAAGGTCTTCTATCCCTCCTTTCTGTTTATAACGACAGGTGTACTTGATTATGTTACCTTCACAGAATCCTAGCTCGTTAGCTAGAATAAACTCTACAGGTTGAATGGTCATAGACTTGTAGTGTGTACCAGCTACTTGCTCTTTAAGTGGGTCTGTCAAATACCATGCTCCTCAAATGCGATGATCCATTCTTTACAGATGCCAGAACGAACAATATCATCTACACCAAATTCGATAATTGGGATATTGAGCATGTTCTTCTTGGCTATTGTAATGATCTTGGATAGACCTGATGTTTCTTTAATGTCACTCTGACGAATATCTCCGTTGATCACTACTTTAGTGTCTTTACCGATCCTTGTCAAGAACATTTTAATTTCAGGAACAGATGTGTTCTGTGCTTCGTCCAATATCACAAAGGAGTTATTAAAGCTACGGCCTCTCATAGTACTTAGAGGTGCCATAAGGATATTACCATTCTTGACACCAGTCTCTAACACACCTTTTCCTAGTTGCTGCTCTAGCACATCAAGCACTGGTGCTGCCCAAGGAGCAAACTTCTCGTTAATGTCTCCGGGGAAGTAGCCTAGGTCTTTACCCACAGAGACATTAGGACGAGTAACAACGATGCGTTCAATCTTCTTTTGTAGATAAAGGTTAGCAGCGTAGGTAGCAGCAATGTAGGTCTTACCAGTACCTGAGTAACCACAGACAATAACTTGGTCTGAGGTATTCAAGGCTTTAATGTACAACTTCTGGTTTTCGTTCTGGGCTACCAGTTCCTTAAGTTTAGCAGTGGCTTCTACAGGAGCATTAGCAAACTTGGTCTGTCGTTTGCCAGAAGGTTTCTCAAGTACCATTATTAATCTTCTTAGGTTTAAGGTCAAAGCCTAGTTTCTGTTTAGGTTTAAAGATAAATGGTTCACCTTTATGATTTAAAATCATAGACGTATGTCCTTCTGAATGATAAACAGTAGGCACTTGGTAATTAAACTCTTTATCCATTTGTTAATTCCGTCCAAGAATAAGGATACAACGCTGACATTTCTTTAGAAATCATTTCTGCAATAACCCTAGTCTCCTCTTGAGTATCGTCTTTACAACGAAGACGGCACATGTTAGCAAAGGCGTCGAGAGAGCCTGACCAGTACCATTCTGTCATCATAGATTGCGGTAGAACCATACGGGCCTGTTCAGGGGCTACACCAAGGTCTAGAAGAGTCTGGTAGGCATCTAGGCTAGGTGTCCAGTCTACGTCAATACCAGAGACAATACCAGAGCTACCTTGTTTCTTGTCAATGGGTTTACCACGCCACTCAATAGGAGTAAAGAACTCTGGTTTACTGTCAACATACCTACGACTAATCTCGTTTGTTCTCAGGTACTCGTGCTTAAAAAGCTGTCTTGCTACAAAGATGGGAGCTTTGACGTGGAAACTTGCAAAGCAATGCCCAAAGGGGCTGTAGTGTTTATGCTTTGCAAGGTACTTGATCAGCTTCTGGTCCTTCTCACTTAAGTCATAAGAATCATCGTCTCCAACCTCCCACTTAGACTTCTTTCCAAAGGAAACCCTAGCGCTGTTAACAACGCTAAGATCGTTTCCCATATAGTCGATTAGAGTTACTTTCATGTCAAATCCACAATCTCACATGTTTCACCAGAGCACGCAAAAGTTTGGCTAGACTTAGTTGAGTCTTCTTTTTCATAGTCTGCAAGCTTAGACCAATCAATACTAGCTGGCATTAGGCTAAGCAAGTTTTGGTACTCTCGCTTACCAACCTCTTGATAGGGAGCCTGTTGATAACTATGGTCAGAGTGTGGCAAGAAGGACACACCAGACATTTCATCAAAGTTCTTATAAACCCAAGCACCGACCTCCATCCACTCATGATCTTTGACGGTAATAGTTACAGAAGGTTTATGTTCACACCAGTTACGTTGATAGACAAGCCAAGTCTCAAGCTGCTCTAGTGCGGTCATATCATTCCGAGTAATAGAGCCTTCAGGAGATTTAACTGGAAAAGAGAACACTGTAGTCTGATAAGGCTTCATAACACAGGCTTCAGAAGGAATACCTTGGTCCTTCATGAACTGTGTAAGAGGGTCTTTGTTGTCACCGCGAACAGTACGGATGTAGTAGTCAGAGTGCCGTGCATGGATACCAGAGGCTGAGTCTACAAGCTGTGACACGGTACCAGAGGGCTTAACACAGGTAATTGCAGCAGAAGGGTTGATACCCAGCATTTCTGCCCAGACTTTGTTAGTATCAATAGCGACCTGTTTGAGGTGTTGTAAGGTCTTGTCCAGATCACTATTAAAGCTAGTAAGCAGTTTACAGTCCATGATACCAGTCAGCGACACACCAAGCAGACGTTCTTCTTCGGTATTGTCTTTCCAAATCTTACGGAGATAGGGGAAGTGAGTGTATGTTGATTGAATAGTTCCTAGAATAGTTGCAAGCATAACCTTCTCAGACAAGACTTCAATTGTGTCTTCTGCTCGACAGACTACCTCAGTAAGGTTACAGAACTGGTTAGGACGAAGGATAATCTCGGAGCAGGGGTTAGTACCGAACTCGTAGTCTGCCTTACGACGACCATTCTTGGCAGCTTGCATTTTACTGGCAGGACGAGAGAAGATGCCTCGCTCACCAGACTTAGACTCAACAAGAGAAGTCCATTCCCGAAGGAACGTCTCCATGTCAGGCTTTTCAGTATACGCTACAGAGTTGTTAGACAGTGCTCGTTGAGGCTCCTTCTCCCACCATTGACCAGATTTGGCATGGCGCATACGGTCATCCGAAAGGTTGGACAGGCTGTTCATTGCAGATCGACGTACACCACCAACTACAACAACTTCACCAATCTTGCACATAATATCATGACACTCGATAGATGAAAGCTTACGTCCCTGTGCAGCCCTGAACTTGGCAATAGTAAACTTGAACAAATCCTCTAGGGGACCGGGACCAGAGGCACGACCACCAAAGGTCTTAAGCTTCGCACCAGCAGGGCGTACTGCTGAAGTATCCCAAGTAGGAATCTCACCAGCATATAGAAGCGCGATAAGCTGACGGTAGGCTTTGGCCCAACCTTCCTTACTATCTTTAACGTAGATATTAGTTTTAGACGTAAAGAGGGTAGGAACCTCAGGAAGCTTTTGAACGTACTGACGCTCTACAGAGAAGCCTACGCCAGTGCCGCAGAGTAGAATAAACATAGCCTCGTCAAACGATTTAAGATCGTCTACGGGCATGTAGGCACAGTTGTAGGCACAAGTATTATCTCGTTCTAGTGCCTTACCAGCGGTCATCATAGCCCGCATAGAGGGCATTACATCAAGTCCTATGATAGCTCTGTACAATTCCTCCTCATTTAGAGAAATGAAGCCAGTGTCTTCTAGAATTTCTGACAACCTAGGCTTGACAACATTGTCAATGTAACGCTTTGTGGTCTCCTCCCAAGTCTCCCTTCGCTTCTCCTTTTCAAGCCAACGTGAGTACCGGCTTACTGCAATAAAGTTTTGATAATCTGTTGGTAGCATTTAACTATCCTTGATTGAGTAAAAGACTTAACGATAATCACCACTACCAGTTAGGGTACCACGTTCTTTACGACTAGAAAGCTTCTCCACATTCATCTGGGCCACTTCAGATAGGTAAAGCTCACGATTACTGGCAAGTTGTGCAACATACCAAAGCACATCACCAAGTTCTTTAGCAAAGTCTTCGTCAGTCAGCACAGTGCCATCACGAAGTTGTTTCTTCATCTTGCCTGCAAGTTCACCAACCTCAGAGGTAAGACCAAGCATCAGATACTCTTGGGCATTCTCATCTGGGTAGATAGCAGTCTCATCAGAGAAGTCTTGGTATCCATCAAAAGTCTGCCAAGAGTTCATTTCTTCCATGTCCTCTAGTTGTTGATTGATAAACTCTACCATATCCTCAGGCATACCAATCTCTTCTGTTGAATAGTATTCATTGCCAAACATATCAACTTTGGTCATCAAGATTCTCCATGTCAGTGTAAAAATAGTCTTCAAGATCAATAAGTCCTTTGTTCACTAGAATCTCTAGTACATCAATTTCTTCCAGATCATTGTGTTCCAGAAGGATAGCTAGTCCGTAATCTTCGATAAGTTGTTCTAGTTGTTCCACTTCACTCAAGCCCCGTATTCTTGCTTGAGTCGTTCGATACTGATCCATTCAAGGTCGTAGTTTCCGTCTTCAATATTCCTTTTGACACATACTCCTGATGACCAGTGATTGTAAGCTGAGCCAACCCAAGAGTTTTGATAGTCTTGGAACACTCCACATACCAAGCCAATCCTTACACGGCCAGACGAGTCCCTGCTAACATGGTGATCAAAAAGGTGAGAGTGACCACAGGTACTAGACCCAAATCGTTTTTGAGTGAGAGCGTGGGCATGGTGTACAGACTGTAGTGGCCTGCCACTGATACCAGCAACGAAGTAATGGCTATAATCAATACCGTCTACAGAAATGATACCGGGTGTCCCTCCTTCATACTCAACTACGTCTGAGTGGTATTTCTTCAGGTCAAGGTCTTCAAAGCTAACCCCAAATTTATGTCCAGTCAGATGAGGTTCCATCTCTAGCAGTTTCTTGATACGATGCTCGTGGTTGCCTTCGAGGTAGATGGTACGAGGACGCTTCTTCTTTGACTTCCACATAGGATACCACATCTTTTCTTGGAAGTCAAGGTGAGCTTCAATATCCTTGGAGTAATTCCTACCGTGGAAGCTGGCCTTACCTTTGTCGTAGAGACTAAGAGAGGGCATGTCAGCACCATCCCCGATGTTCACTACAACGTCTGGCTTAAGATCAAGGATAAGCTTTCCTAGCCACTCTGCACGGTCGTTGTTATGGTCTGGATGAGCATGACCATCGGGAACGATAAGGTGCACTTTACTCATTACGTTTACCTTTCAAGAACAGAGTTAGTACAAAGACAGGCCACCAAGCAATAAGGCTTACACTAAAGAGTACTTTACGCCATTGTGGGTCTAGTCCTCCCTCAAATTCAATGCAGTATGAGTCATAGGCTTTGGTGTGAGTCATCAGTAACATTGCAATAGAAATGATAACTCCGACAGATAGATAGATTTCAATCATTTCTGATTCTCCAATAATTTAAAGAAGTGCTCTAGATCAATTACGACAAGAGGCTTATGTCTATCCTTCTTAAGAAACAAGATAGGTTCAGCACCAGCAGGAGAGTTAGTCTTGGCTTGGTTGAACCAGTCTTGTACTGGCATAGCAGCCCTAGCTTTACATTCACATGAGTAGGGGAAGAGCTTACGAGCAGCAGGGGACAGTTTAATGTCTTCGCCACCTGCTCCCATGCTCGTAGAAACCACATCGTCTGGTTCCAGTTGTGGTAGGTACTCTAGAATCCTATCTCTGATTCTTTGCTGGAAAAGTCTGCCCTTGCTTTTAGCTGAAGCTGTCTTGATCATTTGTCGTACCTTACCCTAACGAATCTAGGGTGTCTGAATTTACCGTCCTCTGTAAGCTCCATACAACTTACTTCAATAGTCTCACTAATAATACTGTTAGACCAGAAATCTTGACGCTCTTGATCTGTAAAACCAGTACCAACTTTACCCATAGGTGTAAGCATTGCACCAAGTTTTCCTACGTATTTACCAGTACCCTCTACTAAGCCGGTTACCTGAACATCGAAAGTTTCTTCTGGTTTAACCTTAAGCCAAGTAGAATCTTTACGAAGGACCAAGCCCTCATGGCCCTCAGAGTTTACTTTACTAAGTAGTGTTGTAATCTCCTCTACTGTAGGGTCTGTTAGAATACCTAGTTTAAGTCTGCTATCAATCGGATCAAGTGAGTATAAGTTAGACAAAGGTACTGTATTAGAGTTAATCGTTCGTACTGCTGTAATTGTTTCCTTGAATGATCCTGTAAATACTTCGCAATCTACTAGGCTATGATTAGTAGGAATGTTGTATAGGGGCTTGCCTTTACGACTAATTGGGCCGTCTTCTGTAAACAGTACTCTAACTCCGTCCAGTTTTAGAGTGGCTTCCCAAGCACCTTTAAGGTCTGATTTATCCCAGAGTTTTGCTTTAATCAAAATGGCACACCTTTATCCTCAGCCTGAAAGATTGTATCAAAGACTTTAACACGCTCTTCTTTAGCCTTACAGTCCATGACACGGATAAGCTCAGACGCTACTTTATACTTACCAAAGGTTTCTTTGTCTTTAACTAAGATAAAGTTTATTTGAGTTGGTGGAAGAGCTACAGAATGGCCGAAGGCCTGTTTAAAACTGCTAAAGATACTTTCTTTGTTACCTGAACCGTCTTCAATCCAGCGCATGTCTTTACGTAGTCTCTTCTGTAGAGTCTCATCTTTATCAAGTACTACGAAGTCCCAATCAGACTCAGGTTTCCATCCTGATTTGGTGACACGAGAGCCCGTAGGTTGTAGGTAGTAACCTTCAAACACTAGTTCTGCAACTTCTTGAGCAACTTCTTGAGGCATTGTCATTCTTTAAACTCCGGTACTAGAGGAACTTTAACGACTTTTGTTAGGTAGGTTGGACCTGAGGCATATGCAAAGCCTCGTAGGGTAGGCCAGCAGGTCCACTTGTAATCACAATAACTACAAGCAGAAGGTAGCTTCATGTTACCTGACTTACCCTCAGGCACTGGCTCCCATTCACGTAGAGGCTCAATAGGAAGCTTAGTAAAGGCTTTAGCCTCTTCAATCTGTTTGTCGATAAGAACAAGTTCAGAAGATAGATTGTAGTAGTCCAGACAGAGTTTACCTAGAGTTTTATCAATGACAAGGAAGGCTCCACCAGTCTTGTCTGTAACCAGAGGGTCTGTCTGGCCTGCTTTAACGTATCCAGTAAGCTGCCTGATGTAACCAAAGGGATCATTAATCCTGAGTTCATTCTTCTCAAACTTGGTAAATGACATAGAGCTTGCTGACTTTACATCGACAGTAACACCGTCAATAATAGCATCCCTATGACCCACAATACCATTAACTACTACTTCGTCTTGTTCTCCAGTTACAGAGTGTCCTGCTGCTTTTGCCAACGACAGCAACAACACTTCTAAAAAATCTCCGTAGAGGAACTTCAGATGAACATGGGCAGGAAGGTCTACCTCATGCTCTGACAGGTTAAGATAATACCAAAGCTTACGCTTACAGGGGGTACCAATGTTGGACATACGCAATGACTTGATACGAGTCTCTGAAGAAGGTTGAAGCCGCCTTGTAGCGGCCTCTCCCATTTGTTTCATAAACTCTTCATTGATTACGTTAGTCCATCCACCTTTACCCTTGACGACAGAATTAATATCGTTTACTAGGGTGCTTATGTGTTTCATTCTATTTCCGGTACTTCTTTAAGTTTTCTCTATCAATAATAGACAGAATTGTTAGGGCTACTTCTTTTATACCATCCCAATAGGCGTAGTCAACTCTTGAGGGTGTAGTACCAACGTTCCAAAGACTGCCTTGGGGGTATTCTAAGTAGTCCCAAAGAATTCCTTTGACATCTTCTAGTTGTTCTTTTTCCATTAGAATTAAGTCCCCATTCCTTAAGTAGTCTTAGGTCTAGTTTCAGCAACCTTAGTTGATTCCAGATCTTCTCTACGTTCTGGCATTTATTTAGTCCTTAAAAGGGAATTTCAATACCAGAGTTAGTTTTAGTCTTAACCTCAGGGGTGTTAGGTTCCTCAGGATTTTCTTCACGTTCTGGCATTTCTGCCAACTCAAGCACAGTAATCTTTTCTAGACGAGTTCCCGGTTGCATTGAAGTGGTGTAGACAGAGAAATCTACAGACACTTTAGAACCATTAGGAATTAGAGTTCCTTCAAACAATGAACCATCTTCATTAACTACAATAGGAGGACCTCCTGCCCATTCAAAGCGATCTTTCTCTTTACGCTTGAAGGTGGCAATGAAGTTACCATCGTCATCAAACTTACCTTTACCTGAGGTACCTGAAGACTTATAGACAGCCTTGTTTTCTTTGTCTAGGATTACATCAATCTTGAACAAACCACCAAACTCGTGGGGATTACCTTGCCAATCCCTAAGCTCCATATTAGAGGTGAACACTTTTGCCCACATAGCGGTACCAACCACGGTATGTCGTTTAGTTGCCATTACTTTAGTTCCTCTTTAAAAGTTATAATAAAATCTAGGAAGCATTCGTGTAGCCATGTGCCTTCCACTAGGAAGTATGCTCCGTCTTCTTCTAGTTTGTGTATCATATAGTATCCTTCGACCTATGTCAAGTGTCTTTCCACATGGTAAGCTCCAGTGGTGCTATTTTGTGGTCATTAGACCATCCTGCTTGGTAGTCTTTTGTATAAAGCTGTCGTTTTTTTAACTTAAAGTAAGTTGAGCAAAACAAGTTACCTACCTCGTAGTCTCCATGGGTCTCTATAATACCTATTACATTTTCTGGGCTAAAAGAATCCTCTGATCCAACCCAGATACCTCCTGAATAATTCATTTAATGTGACTCGCTCCAATTTTTACCTAAGGTCCCGTCAATATCCATAGGACAGTATAGACCGAGGTCGTTATTAACCCACTCCATCGCCTTTTTCTGAATCCTGATTAACTCATATCCATCCTCTTCTGTCTTGACCTCTACCTGTACTTCGTCGTGTACAAAGTCTACATGCTTGAACCAAAGCCCTGCTTGCTTGGCCATAGTACGCCACTTGACAACCCAATGCTTTGCAATAACTGACTCACCATTCTGTAGGTAACCTGCAAGCATCAGGTGAGTTGAGTTACAGTTAACCTTCCTACCGTCTAGGCCAATGAAGTAACCACGACTAGCATCAGCAGGAATCTTTAGCTCCTTTAGACGTTTAAGTTCAGGGAAGGCTTCAAGGAATTGATTGTAGGCTTTGGTTGCCTCAGCAATACTACAACTAAAAATCTCAGCAACTTTAGGAATTGAGGCTCCCAGCAATGTCGCGTAAATAAATGTTTTTGCAGTATCTCTGTCCCTACACACTGGACCCAATGCTCGCATATTCATAGAATGAATGTCAGTACCTTTAGACTTGTCTCCTTTCATAATAGCCTCACGCCAAGTCTCAGACTGCATGACACAGGCTAGCACCCTAAGCTGTGCTGCATCAAGGTCTGTGCCCACCAGCCAATGCCCCGGTGTAGCCTGCCATAGGCTTCGTAGGGCACTGTCGTACTTTGCCTTGACTTCCTCCACAGGGGTCTTGGGAGTACCATGGAAGGGACCTGCTATGTTAGCTTGGTTGGGGTTAGTGTGAGCCATACGGCCTGTCCATGCGCCAATAGGCCAGAACTTACCATGGATACGAGAGTCGTCCCTGACATGCCCTAGCCACTCTTCTAGGCTACGTCTACGACCCTCTAGGGTAAGCCACTTGGTGAGGTCCTTGGCAGCTTGAGGGGCAGTACTAGGTAGCGTGTTAAGATTTTCCTCGTCTACGGTCCACCCGTATCTTTCATAGTGGGCTTTGTCCAATGTCATTTAACGACCTCTTTAAATATTCATAAGCTTTTCTTGTGTGCTCTAGGGTGTCTCCTAACACACCAATACCAATGTTACACCTGCTACAAAGCAAACCCCTAATTTTACCTGTTTCATGGCAATGATCAATAACCAGTTTGTTTAGTGGGTGTTTTGTAGTTTCACTGGCAACGCTACCACAACAGTCACATTTACCATTTCTTATAGAGACTAGACTTTCGTATTCAGTAGTAGTCATGCCGTAATTTTTAGTCAGATGGTATTCTCTGGCATTTTTTTGTATTTTCTGCCTATTGTTAATAGCGTATTTTTTAGCTCTTGTTGAGTCACACGCCTTACACCTATAAGACACACCAAACTTCAGGTTCTTTTTGCTGTAGTTTTTAGCAAACTCTGAAATATCTTTTTCAGTTTTACACTCTGAGCATACTTTACTGGGCATTTTTGCACCTCCTGCGTAATTATAGCACAAGAGTAAGTTAATGTCAAGTTATTTCGTTGACTTCCCAAAACCATAACGTTTGTAGTGTTCTGCTTTATCCTTTATTTCCATGTGGTCAACTCCTCAGGAGCAATCTTGGTCCAACCTGTATTTTTATAGGCTACTTCCTTGTAGTTGAAATGACCCCTTAGTACGGTATCCTCCAAAAAATAA